CCTCCGGCGATACCAAATAACATTCCCCCGTCAAGCTTAGAAATTCTTTCACTAAATGAATCGAAGAATTCTCCAATTTTGTTATCATCTCCTATTGCTAATTTCAATAGAGTCAATCCAGCTGATAGAGGTAGCATCGCTGCGCCTGCCAGAGTCATTCCAGGAGCTGCCAGTAATAGGAGCAGCGATGCTTTAGCCAAAGATGCTGCTACACCGGTTAGACCTTCAAATGCTTTCATGTCAACCTTACTTAGAACATTTAGTCCATAAGCCAAAGGTATCAATGCAGCACCAAGTGCAGCAATTGCAAGTACTCCTGCTGCAAACAATGCGGCTTGTGGTCCCATTAACAATGCGCCTAATCCAGCAGCGGCTAACGTTAGGCCAACTAATGCAACAGCAGCTATACCTAAAGATTTCCATGAGACATCTTTTAGAAGGTTAAGACCAAATGCTAATGGAATTAGCGAAGCTCCAAGTAATCCTATAGCCAATGCTCCTTTTGCGATCGTTGCCATTGACTTCCCTAAGAAAGTGCCAAGCAATGCTAGTCCGCCAAGTGCAACTGTCGCCTTACCTAAATCTTCCCACTTAACAGATTCAAATGTACGAAGCGCAATTGCAGTTACTGCCAAAGCTGCACCCATTGCAGCAATTCCTAATGCACTCTTTAGCAATGACCCCTGTATTTTTGATAAACCGTATGTTGCTGCAACAATTCCACCAATCACAAGACCGGCCTTACCTAAATCTTCCCACTTAACTTCTGAGAATGTCTTAAGAGATTTTCCAAGAACAAACAGTCCACCGGCAAATAGGATAAAGCCTCCTCCTACTTTTAGAATAGTGTTACCAAGTTTTGTTAGAGATGATACATCAGCCTTACCAAGTTTAGTAACACCCTTTGAGATATTATCGGCGGATTTTACAAAATTACCAACTGTTGTATTATTGATTGCATCGATGAAATCCGTTAGTGGCTTTCTTATGAAGATTAAAGCCAATCCAAATTTCAGCATTGGACCCGCCTCTACCTTATTGAAATCAGAAAATGCTTCAGCTAATGCAGACAGCTTTTTAACACTGGCATCACTCAATTTACTTAGAGTTTCAACAAAACTTTTTATGCTTCCCCCTAGTAGACGTGATGCTACTCCAGCTTTAATTACTCCGCTAACTCTGATCTTTGCAAATTCAGATATTGCCTTTGATGCTTCTGAGAATGTCTTTAGTTTTTCGAGTGATACATCATTGATATCTGACAATTCCGTAATCAAATTGCGCATGCCCTTTGCATATGCCTTAACTACTTTTGGGAAAACGCCAAAAGTAATTGACTTAACAATATCACTAGCTGAAGGTATGATTGACTGACTGCTATTGCCACCACCAGGCGCCCCTCCTTTGTTTTTTGCCAGAGTGTCAATTCCTTTGACCATGATACCCATTAGTTTGGATATTTCCTCAAGGAAAAGCTCAGACATAATCGATGAGTCCCTTAAAGGAGTCAGCGTATTGCCTACTTCATATGTGACTAGCTCGACAGCTGCAGCAATGTCAGTTTGATTACTGAACATTTGCTGCAGGATGTTGGTCATTTCCTGGGATGTTTCTGGCATATATTAAAGGTGGTTTTGTTTGTTATTTCGTTCTTGGTTTTCTTTCTTAATTTGGTCAGCTAATAACGAAATGTAAATTTCTCTCTCCCATGGTAGCATATCTTCAATTTCTGATATGCTATACTTATGATGATACATAAGTGCAAAGTTAGTCTTGTACAGATTAACCAATGACTCATGGGAGAGACTTATGAGAAAAAAGATCTTATGCCGCTAAGAGACTGTTCATTTTCACATGAACATTTGCTGCATTTGAATTTGATTGTATGTTCAACCTTTGGAAGGTTAGTGATGAATGCCTCAATCTTTTGCATCTGTAAACGCGCTAGAGAATTAACAAAGGTCTCCATATCAGATCGACTGTAACTTGTTTTTGGATAAACTTTGTTTTCATCATAGATGCTATCAATACATGCAATAACAGATTCAGTCATTTGATCAGCAGTTGACATGTCCTTCTTAGATGCAATTTTACTCATGTCCTTGACACTCATCGGTTTCATGTTTACTCCAACAGTATCGGTAAGTTGAACGCGACCATCTGGAGCTGAACCCATAACTTTGATTTCATCAAGATTAATGTCAATCTCGTTTTGAGAATCACATTCTGTACATTTAAGTCCAACCGTTGAAATTTCACCAACACTCTTTGAGCGTAACTTAATGAAAAGGTATTCAAGATCATACGATGTAAGATTATCAACATCGACTTTATTGTATGTACACGCACGAATGACATCTTTAATGGCATTCATAATTTGCCCTTGGTCTTGACTTTCTTGAGCAATAAGCAATACCTTTTCTTCTTTAACTAAGAATGGGCGATATTCGGCGGCTGTACCAGTTGAAGGAATTTCAATGGTGTACTTAGGAGATGCAATAATTGGTAAACTCATAAATCTATATATTCATTAATTTGGAATTGGCTCAACTTGAAAGCGATTAAAGGTTAGAGTGCAACTGAAACGAGATATTGCTGATTCGGCACTGTTGTCTAAGAACAATCCTTTGGACGCAAGTGGATATGCTCCCAGCAGTTTTACTCCATACTTAATGTTGTCATTTTCATCAAGCTGCCAAATGATGATGTCTCTTTTATATGCTTCATCATATTCAGCTAGGTAACTGCTTTGGTTGATAATGATTGCAGACCATGCATCAATGATCTTCTTTGGCATGAAATCGTTTGTTAAGTTAAACACGATTTCGATATCATCTTCATCATAACCAATTGGAACCTTAATTGAATGATTCCAAATTGCATACTCAAACGTATTGATGGCTCGGCCTGGAATACTGATGTTATCAACTAAGAAGTTTAAATCTTTAATTGTGCTTACGTCTAAACCTGGTATGGTCACAGGACCTGCTAGTAGTCCAGTGAAGTCGACTTTGAATCGGTTAGGCCGTGCTAATCCGCCGCGTTTACTAATTACTCCTTTTATGTCGTTGATTGTTGCCATATTATAATGCTAAATTTTTAGAAGTATTCCAAACGCTGCGATTCTTTGCACCAACAAAATCTTCAGTTGGCATGAATAATGCAATCTCCCATTCGGATGGAGGAATCTCTACAGTATGACTTACCACATGTGAGTAGAGGTAGTGTTTAAAGCAAGGAGCAAAAGCTCGTAGCTTACTCACGCGTGATAGCGTACTATATGCTAAACGAAATCGAGTCGACTCGTCCATCTTGTCATTGTTGAGAAACGACTGCAGTTCATCAAAGAAAACTGCGCGTGCACGTGGCGAAAGGTAATGTAGGTTAAGTCCATAGAACCCATTTTCAGCTGGACCCACCATAAGGATTAAAGGAAAGCGGTCATAGTATGGTAATGTATCCTTTCCTTTTGGATCATACAGGAACATAAACATGCGACCAATTAAAGGCTTCTTGCGACGTGTCAATCTATCATCTGTCAATACTCGTTGTGAGCCGACATTTGACATCTTACGTAGTCTCTGAGTAAACCACTTACGAGACTTTTCAGTGTATGGTACTATTCCAGCGCGCTCAGCACGATCTTGGATCTTAGCAAATATAGAAGCCATATCTGCTATTTATATGTGTCATGTCAACAGCTTAATTCCAAGCGACTTGATAGTCTTTTCGGTCCACACCTCGAAGATGCAGTTACGATCCTTTGCATATTCAGTTGCAGCTTCCCACTTTGAGATATTCTTGACGTATGTCATAACCTCCTTTATGTAAGCTGGTGTTTTGCGACTACGTGGGCGAGGTTCTTTTGTTTCCTTTTCAGGTTTGATCTCAATGAAGTAGGTCTGCCCTGTCTTGAATGTAACCTTTAGATCAACAAAGTAACGATGGATTTTGTTATCTGTCTTGCAACGATAAGGTATGATTGTTTCTTCGCTGTTCCACTTTTTGACGTTATCATTCTCGTCTAGCCAACGGAACACTTGTCGTTCCCAAAGCGAGCGATAGGTAACCTTTGTATGATCGCCATCATACTTACCTGGGTTCTTGACTCGATATGTTCCGCGGTACGCCATATAAATAGATTCATAGTATTTATATGGAACTTATCTATTCACCAGTAATTCCGTCGGCTGTGCCAATGAAAGAGTGGGGTGTTCCTGGCAACACGTTATTCTATCCGATTGACATGGGGTCTGATCCTTCGAAGACTCCAGACGCAATAAGCGTCAACCGACCAATCATTATGTTCACGTGCGCATCTCGAGTTGCAAATGGGGACTCACAATACATTGGTTTTCCAATTCCTCAGGGTATTGAGTTTTCGGATGGTGCAAGTTATGATGATGCTGCACTTGGATATGCTGGCGCAGCGACCGCAGCTGTTGTAAAAACTGGCATGGAAGCGAGTGATATTGCGTCTAAAGCAGCTGGAATTATTGGAGATATTGGAGATGGCGGAATTGATTCCCTAAAAAACAAATTTGGAAGTGCTGCAATTGCCGCAATTTCTAACTCTAAGCTTGGAGATAATATCAAATCTGGTGTTGGCATTGCAATGAAGATGACGACAAACAAACACATTGTGACTGAATTTACTGGAGTTTCTACTCGTTCATTTGGTTTCAAATTTAAGCTTGTTGGTTCATCGAAGAAAGAATCTGAAATCATTCGCAACATCGGTACTGCGTTTCGTAATGGGCTATATCCAGAGGCAGACCGCCTAGCGCTGAAATATCCGCCTACATGGACAATTCGCTTTATGATGGGTAATAATGATATTAGTTACCTTCCTAAGATTTGGGAATGCTACTTGACTGCTCTCAGTGTATCATACAACGGATCGGCTAATCTTTGGCATACTGACGGTGCTCCAATTGAATGTGAAATTAGCGTATCGTTTAAAGAAACCCGAGCATTGCGTCATCAAGATATTCGCAACCTTGATACAAACGCATTTATCAATATTCCTC